GTAGTGGGCAAATACCAGATAGGTAGTGTCGTCCAAGGCTGTCCATGTGACAGTATCGGTCACCTGATCAATCATATTAGCGGAACCAGAACCGTATGTAGTTAACTGTGATCCCCAGCTGTCAGTTGTGTTGTTGTACTTGTACAGCTTGGGGCTCTCTGAGGCCGAGCCGTTCCAAGCTGCGTATACCTCGTCACTCAGTTCACCGATGGCACCTATAGTGCCATTGGTAAGACCGTGGGATACAGCAGCAGTCTGCGTAGCAAGTCCCGGCATGACAAGATGGTTCTTGTACCGCAGCTGGCAGGTGGACCACCATGCCCTGCCGACATCTCCTGCTCCTTCCATGCGGTTCACACCGATACCACCCCGGAAATCCGACCAAGCTATGATGGATGTCCGTGTCTGGGAATCCTTGGTGGTGTCACCAATGATCACCTTGCCCGGGTATATGGATGCAAGGGAACTCTGCACGGGGGCTACGAGGGGATAGTAGACACCATTGAGAGATATCTCGTTATCGACAGTTACCCTTGCGGCCACTACTGCACCAGTCGAACATCAGTGAGTAAGGGGAATGCTCTCCTTGCCTGCTGAGACATACCCATCCAGAATCCTGCCATGTTGTTCTTGTTATCAGGATCGGTGTTGGGACCACCGCTGGCAGATGCAAAGGCAAGGGCCGTAGCCCTAGCTATCAGGTACTGTTCATCTATCTCCGAGGTATCCGTATCACCCGTGAGTAACGCAGGCTTGTCACCGCCTACAATCTTTAAGAGATTGTACCGTGCGGTGCCGTGATAGTAGTTGTCAAAGATTATGTCCTGTTCCTGCTTGTCTATCTTCCACAGGTTGCGAGGTACTTTCACCCACTGGGCTGAATCGTTCTTAACTGCACTCAGATCATCGAGCCAGACCGTGCAGGCACCGAGGTCAATATCATATTTCAATCCTACGGAGATGATTGCCGTATCCAACTCAGGGTTAGCCAGAGCCACACGGAAGAAAGTCCATGTGTCATCAGCTAATGCTGGAAGGCTTAATGTTTCCAGTGGAGAGGCACACTTGGCCGTATCATCCAGAAGGATACTCAGGTCAGCAGCAGATGTTGCACTCTCACTGGTCCGGGTGATCTTGACCCATCCTTCCAGATAATCATATTTTGATATGTCCTTACTGGAGATGGAATCTGTGACAATCTGGTCAGCGGATGCACCAGCAGGAATAATAAACTGGTTACTGCCCGTACCCTGTTTCTTGTCCTCAGTGTCCACAACAGGAAACAACAAGACACTCGCACCAGTAGAATGAGTACCAGCATCAGTTCCACCTGCTCCCCTACTAACCGTAAGCGTATTGGAAGAGATGCTGCTGATAGTCATCTTCTCCAAACCTACCAGAATCTGCTGGTCTGCCCTTAACGGAGTAGCACTGGCAACAGGAACAGAAGTTGCCGTTAAACTCGTTATAGCTCCATCCAGAGTAGTAGCCACAAGGGTTGATTGCTCATCCATGGCAGCATTAAAGGATAGGAGCCGTGTGAAATCCACACTGGTGCGGTAGTAGATGTTCTGAATCATGGAGATCCCAGAGGGTATGTCAAACCTCTGGGTCTTTCCATCAGAATGCAATCCAGTATGCGGCGAACTAGACATATTGGGAATTTCTACCGGGTCATAGGCATGACCAGTAGCATCCAGTATGGACTGGTTGATGAAATCCTCTACCCTCACAGGGGGATAGATGTCATCCCAGAGTTCGTAGCTGTCTGCCGCAACAGAGGCAGCCGACAGAGCAGGAGATACCGTCAGTATCGTGCCACTACTTGCATAGTCAGAAACCCGGGTAACCTGTACCGTGCTGGCAGAGTTGTCAGTGAATACAACCCACTTGCCTATGTGATTATCATCGGCACCTATAAGGCTGGAATCAACGATTGTTGTGCCGTCACCTGCACCACTACCGCTGGGTGAAGAAACGTATACCGCGCCAAGGTTATAGCCAATGGACTGGCGTAACTGAGCCCTTGTGCGCCCCTGTACTATGGCCATCGGTTACCACCCCTTAGTACTTTTTCTTTTTCTTACGAGTCACAGGTTTGCCAGTTTTCTTGGCATACTTACTGGCAGCAGCCTTGCCTTTCTTGGTATAGGCGAATCTTTTACTTCCCACCTTTGGCATTCTTTTGTTCCCCTTCTAACTCTACGATCCTCGCATCTTTTTCAGAGAGTACCCTAGACAGGGTTGCAAGCTGGAGTTCCAGATTGGTTACCTGATTCACCTTCTGCTGTAACGCTGCCCTGATATCTTCTTCCGTGATCTCAATCTGTGTACCTGTGGTCATGGATGTCCTCCTTACCGTAGACCGTTATAGTAAATCCTGTTATTGCTACTCTTCCTGCGCTTGATGCTATTGATCCTGATCTGGTCAAGAATCTTGCCAATCTCCTTGCGCTGCTCGAGAGTAGGGGCTGGTTTGCTGTGCCTCATCCGCACATCAACCAGCCAGCTTTCCATTGCATTGCCCACCATCTCTTCTATGTGGGCCTTGGAAGTGTCGTCATCAGCAAGTATACGGAACTGGTGCTTTCGATTGGTAACCTCATCATGTACCACGAACTGGTACTCGTATATCGTGCCACCTGTCTCAGCATTGAACCCTACCGGGGTAACCCTGCTATGGGTTACTCCCGGTGGAGTCCAGAGTTCTGCTTCCTGCGGATTCGGAACAGCTACCATTACTCGATGTTAGCTTTTATAAGTCCGTATTGGGCATTAACTCCAGCTAACGGACCCATGTACGCAACTACAGTTCCTTCTGCATCAGCATCAGAGTCAAGTATTTCTACAGACCCATCTGCGCTATCAGATGCCACCAAGGGCAATCCCATACCGGGAGTTCCTTCAATTAAAGCTGTTGTCCACCCTTTAACACAAAGCCATCCATAATAATCGTTTGCAATATCAACGCAAGCCCAACCAATAGGGGCATTATCTATCCCATCCGCATCATGTATCTCTACATCTTTGTGTGGGTTTTCATATAATCCTACCTGTTGGGCAGTTGTCATCGCAGTTATAAGTCCATCTTCTTCATCAAGTGTTATTACACACCCAGTAGCACTGGATACCGCAGTATTACTTTTAATTCTATACATATGACCTGCTTCTTCTTGGTCATTAAATATAATCCAGCCGTCCTTGTACTGGTTTAATGTAATAGTCAGTGAGCCTGATAGGGTCACTGTAGTGGAACCAGCAGAAGCAGCACTTACTGCTAAGTCAACTTGGTGGGCATCTGTTCCATCTTTACCTTTTATTAACCCTCCAGCAGTTATAGCCTCACCAGCTTGAACATATACAAATTCCCTGTCAGCAATCTGCATCCGAGTGCCAAGAATGTGCTTTTGAGCAGAAGTAGTTAACTTTTCCCATCCGTATTTTCCCATTATTGATTGTGGAAACGACATTACTAACCTCCTTAAAGGTTACTTGTTACAGGGTTTACCCCCTGCGACCAACCGATAAATATTTATGAGCAGCCTCGGTCAATCGTTACAGCTACTCCGCTCCCTGATGCGTCTTCATATGAACACGCAACCTTGACAGTGCCCCGGCCCGGGTCAACGCCGAGACTTCCTCGCTGCATTCCTGACAGGTCACTGACTCTTCAACCACTTCACTGACAGGTTCAACCACAGTCTCAACCTCAACCTTACGGATCGCACACCATCTACACTCACAGGTGTCACTGGGTGGGTAAGGGAGCATACCCAGCACAGATTTTCTTAATACATAGTCAGGACTACCCGGAAGATTCTCTATCTTGGTCCCGACAGGATGAATAATTTCACTACTTGAATTAACTTTTGGAGCATGGAGATACAGGGATATCTTGGGTTGCCATGCATCGATGTATTCCCAAGAATACCCCTGTCCTACCAGCTGTTCGCGCATCTCGGTGCGCTCTTTAGTTGTTACCATCCTATTATCTAACCAGAGGTTGCCGGGGTTGTGGAGTCAAGTGTAAAACCTGCGCCCCTACTGTCATCCAGTTCAAATACACCGTAGTCACTTGTCATAACCAACTCGGTGGCCCTGAGAGAGGCATCTCTCTGGCGTTCTGTCCGGGTGTCTACAGACTTCAAGACAGCAAGTGCAGTTTTATCAGCAATAACACCAACCGTGGCAGCTGCCGTGGTCCGGGTTATGTTCCCGTCTTCAAAGATAGGAACTCCGAATATTGGTCGTATGCCACTCCAGAAATTACCGAGTAAGTCCTGCGAGTATCCCGGTGTCATGGGGTATGTGGCTGCCACACCAGCAGCTTCAGATGCTAAGTCAAATACTGCAAAGGGATGATGGTTGATATATATCTGGCTACCAAAGTTATTTCCCTTGGCAACCGCAACCGCAGCAGCTACGTTTGACGTTTTCATGGTTCTTCCAGAAGCACCTACATCCGTTGAAAACCCTGAATACAACGCCGTAACATCGTTATCTTTCTTCCGGGCCATGCCGTCACCAAGCTGCCTGCCTACCATAGACATGACATTGTCAGCTGCCTGTCGGATAAGCTTGTCCGTAAGGATTACCTTGGCCCCTACCTCTGCTGCCGTGAGGTCAACAGTAGTCATACCAATCTCTTCCTCGTCTACGATGTCCTGCCCATCGACAAGATCACTCATGGACATCT